CTCGGCGACGACTGCAAACTCTGCTACGACTGCAAACTCGGCAACGACTGCGAACTCGGCAACGGCTGCGAACTCGGCAACTACTGCAAACTCGGCAACTACTGCGAACTCGGCAACGGCTGCGAACTCGGCAACGGCTGCGAACTCGGCGACGGCTGCAAAGTACCTAAATCATTATTCATATCGGCCTCCCAGCACTCCGTTTCATACTGGGGGTACGATGCTATCCAAATAGGTTGTAAAAAATATACTATTTCGGAGTGGCAAAAGCATTTCCGCGAAATTGGGAAGGCTGAAGGTTATTCTGAGGAGCAAATCGATGAATATGGGTTTTATATAGACCTTATTGCCAAACTTCACGGCAGGTGGAACATCAAGCAGAAATAATATCCATTAACTATGAGAAAATCGATTTTAACGGCCATTATATGCCTGCTCGTTTCCAGTTGCTCCACTTGTTCGCGGACCTTTAAGAACGAGAGTATTTTGGACTATTACGGCCAGTGCATCGATAACCTCGATACCGATGTAAACCGGAATATGTTCGACGTTTCGCGGGACTTAGTAAAAGAAGTGGAGGAAGACCGCCGATTATGTAAAAGCGATAGGGATATGGTCATAGGATGGATTTTTGAACGTCTGGAAAACCTGAATGAGCCATGAGAACCTTTGTATTTACATGTCGGCCGACTAATTCGGAAGAAAACACCTGTTTCCATGTCCGAATATACCAAGTATGCCGCAACAGGCCGATAAAAATACTGGAGTATTACGACCGGCCGAGGCCAGAATCTCCTTTTAGGGTTAACTCGGCATATTACCAGCTCCGACGCCATAATATTCTCACCGAATCGGAGAAAAAGGATACGATCTTGTCCGAATCTCGATTTTACAACTTTCAAAACGACCGCATCAGAATCTACGAAATACTTTAAAGCCATGATGATATATTTTTCAAAAGATAAAAACGGCGACGTCTATTCCTTCATGGGCCGGCCCACCAAAAACGAGAATACAGGGCAATGGGAGGGTAACCGATTCAGAAAGGAGTCCGTCGATATCGTCGCCAGTTGCCTAACCGAATGGGACGACGAGAGGTCCGCCGTGTTGATGGATAGCAGATCGCAAAAATCGGCAGCCTCTAAAGTAGTTAGAACGTGGGTTTTGTCCTTTATGTATGGATGCGTATTCGGCGCTATTGTAACATTATTATTGATCTGAGACATGGAAGGGTATATAGGTTTTGAAAATTACAAAGACAATAAATTACGGTTAGAAGTTGGGCGTGTTTACACACGACGCCCCGTAATTGGCGGCAAATTATCATTTTTCGATAATCCGCTGGATGTTTTAAGGTACTATCCGCCATGTGATAGCGGATACTCCCGAGTTGAAAGCCCGGACAATAAGGCAGACAAGCAGGGGCACCATATGAATACATCGGAATTGCGTGTGATTGAGGATGTGGGGCTGGACGATATTGCCGAGGCCGCAGAAAAAATCATTAGGGAAGGTATAAACACATCTAAAAGCATCGTAGCCGAAAAAAACAGATCGGTAGCCGTCACTACGAAAAAAGGCACCGAGGCGATGAACTCGGGCCAATTCGCAGCAGCGGTTAGCGCCGGAGACAAATCGGCCGCGACCTCACTAAATGACAAATCGGTATCGGTGAATGTCGGTAATTATTCGGTAACAGATAGCAGCGGCAAATATTCTGCATCCGTGAATACTGGGGAAAGGTCTGTGGCAAAAAGTAGCGGCGATAAATCACTGGTAGCATGTATGGGTATTTGTTCTGTAGCAAAAAATAGCGGCGAAGAATCATTATCCGTTTGCACGGAACGTTTATCGGCAGCAATCAACAGGGGTAATTATTCTGTGTCGGCAGTTACTTCGTTAAGTTCCGAGGCGGTAAATACTGGGCATAGCTCTGTCGCAGTCAATACGGGAGTGGGATCGCTGGCTATAAATTCCGGTTTATATTCAATAGCCGCGACCACCAGCGATCGTTCCGATGCAATAAACATAGCCCATAATTCTGCTGCGATAAGTACTGGAGAAAATACGTCAGCCAAAAATAAAGGGGCCGAATCAGCGGCAGTTACTATCCGCGACAAGTCTATAGCAAAAAACAAGGGTGAATATTCTATCGCGGTGAGCATGGGGGAAGAGTCCGCGGCGATAGTATCAGGGGATCATTCTATCGCCATATCTGTAGGTGTCAGATCAATGGCTAAGGGAAAACTGGGATGCTGGCTTGTACTGGCTGAATACCGGTTCAGAGAATTAATAGATGTGAAAAGTGTGCAGGTAGACGGCGACCGCATTAAAGCAAACACTTTTTACAGGCTCAAGAACGGGGAATTTGTCGAATGCAAAGGAATGTAACATGACACAGAAAGAAATGATTTTGCAGGAATTGCAGCGCGGAGAAACGGTTACGATATTTTCGGCGGCCGAAATGTTCGGAGTCCATCGTCTGAGTGCTGTGGTACAGCGTCTTCGCCATGACGGGCACGCGGTGGTGTCGCGCATGCTGAAGCGAGGGCGTACGCGTATGGCGTGTTACGAGCTGTTCCGGTTCGACGATCTGGATATGTGCAAGATAGCGAATATGCTCGCGGAAAAAATAGAGTTGCGAAACGGGCGAGAGGGGACGTATACGATAGAATACGACGAGGAAGTAGAGGATATGTATATCGACGTCGAATTAAGCGTGTCCCCTTCGTGGGACAGGCATTTGCGGGGAGTGTGCATAAATAGCTGGAAAGTCCGGGCCAAATATATACCCACGCAAGACACATTTACCGACGGCCTCGGCTTTTCAGAGGAAAAACTAATGAAATACATAAAATTGATAATCGATGATACGGAAAGAGACATTTAAAACCAGAGCGGAATGGCTGGAGCGCAGGGAGAGCCGGCCGGTTCTCGGCAGCTCGGATTTCGGGATAATACTCGGCTTGAGTGAATACGTTACGCCCTTACAGTATTGGGAGCGCAAGACGAAGGGAAGCGATGAGATGAACGCGAATATGCACCGGGGGATATTCATGGAGGATGCGATTGCCAAATGGTTTGAGAGCGAGACGGGTTGCGAGATTATAAAACGCTCGGCATCGTACGATGTGTATACCAACGACGAGTTTCCGGATTTCGTGGAATGCTCGCCGGATCGGGAGGCGTTCAGGCAGGAATGGGAGGACCGTCCGGTAGTAGAGATAAAAGACACGAAGCGAATAATAGACGATATGGACGCAGATAGCATTCCGAAAGAGTGGTATGCTCAGGTCCAGTTTCAAATGGCCGTGATGGGCCGAAAAAACGCCTTTCTGGTCATTTGCGACGGCCGCAAAGAGCTTAAATACGGACATTATACTTTCGATAAAGATTGGACGCTCACGAATATGCGCAAGGCGACCGACTGGTTTCATAAGCACATAATCGGGGGCGAACAACCGGAACCTACCACTGCACAGGACATTCGGGAAACATACCCGGAGAGCAAGGAGGGTATCGTAAGGGTAGGGAAAGATATGTTTTCGAGGTACGAGCGTCTGGGGAAACTGAATAAGGCGATCAAGGTACTGGAGCGAGAGAAAAAGGAGATAGAGGGCGAGATAATCCTAAGATTCGGAGAGCAGGACAGCATGGAATACGAGGGAACCACTATCGCCACCTTTAAATCCTATTGCCGCAAAAAGCTGGATACGGAAATGCTGAGATTGAAATATCCGAACATAGTCAGCGAATGCACAGTAGAATCGAGTTACAGAATGCTGAAATTTAAATAGATATGGGCAAAATAGCTAATATGTACCTTGATTGGAACATCATGGTCGTTAACGGACATCGCATGGTCGATGAGTTGGTTGCTCGTAGGGCAATCGATATAGCCAAAGAGGAGTCTGAATTGCAGCAGGATGTCGTCCGAGGATACGCCCCATCTGCCTCCACAGAGCTATGCGGCCTTCTGTGGGACACAGAGAATTTGGCCATCGGCGGTTACGAGAAGGACGGCCGCCATTACTACACATGGCAGGAGGCAATGAATGCCGCGAGGTCCGTCGGGAAGCGCTTGCCGACCCGGGAGGAATGGGAAGAATTGTGTGATCTTGGCTCGACATGGGACGACGAGTTAAAGGGCCGTTGGTTCGGGGGTAATCACGACTCGGACCACAAGGGCTCGTTATTCCTGCCTGCTGCGGGCCTGCGCTACAGCAATAGCGGCGAGTTGGCCAGCACGAGCTCCTACGGCTACTATTGGTCCTCGTCGCCGTACTACGGAGGCGACAACGGCGCGGGCACCCTCGGCTTCTACTCGGGCTACGTCAACCCACTGAGCTACAACGGTCGCGCCCTCGGCTTCAGCGTGCGGTGCGTGCGGGATAAATGACCGCTTCATCCTCCAGTTGTCAAATAATAATTGACAACTGAAAATCTGCCAGTTATTAAGTGATTCTTAATAACTGAACCTTTAAAAAACATTAAACACTTTAAAGAATGAGCTATGAAAAACAAAATTAACATTGAAATCACACAAGACGGCTGGACGACAGACATTCTGTTTAATGGCAAAAAGTATAAGGAACGCCACGAACGTTTACCGACTGGTGCTGAATGTGTTGAAGGTGATTTTGAATCGGAAGAAGAATTGCCGGATGACATCATAGGTGCTGTTGGTGGATTTTTCTGTTTCGATTGTATGATGGCGCTTATACATAATGAGCTATGAAAATGATCCCTGATGCAGACATAGTTTGGGATAAAAGAGAACAATCCCGCATCGAGGCCCAAATCAAAAAGCAGCAAGAGTTGAAGCTGATCGGAAGCATGAAGAAGGTCCCGGGGCACACTCTGTTCTCTTTCAACTACAAAACAGGCGAGATCAAGCCGGCCGACGTGATTCGGGAGTGTGCGATGGGCTTTGACGGATTGCCGGTCTACAAGGAGAGAATAGTGGTGGAGAAGGATTGCTACTACGAACAGGCGCTGAATGTCAAGAATTTTGTAAAACGATTGAAAAGAAAGAGCCATGAAAACACTTGAGTTGAAAGATATTTGCGGCTATATGCCGTACGGGCTAATGCAAAAGCATTATAAAAATGTTTGTCCTTTTGCCGTTGAGATTCAGTCATATATAGGTGGATATGTGTTTCTCAAAATACCTCCCAAACATGGAAAGCCTCTTCTTCGCCCGATGTCCGACCTAACCAAAGAGATCACCCACGAAGGGGAAAGGTTTGTGCCGACTTTAGCATTAGATAAATTAAATTGTTTCCCTGTATCTGATACAAAGAAGGCGTTAAGGTACTACGACAAGCTCAATGAATGGATGTTCGACTACCGGAACCTGATCTACGCCGGACTGGCAATCGACGTGAATACCTTACCTGAAAATCCTTATGAATGATGAAAACACCAGAAGAAGCTGCCCGAGAGTATGCCAGCGACAATGGATTTATGCATGATGAATGGCGCGATATATACAACGCTTTCCTTGCCGGCTATACCTCTGCGATAGCCAAAGTGGGCGAAGCCCAAAAATGGATCAGCGTAGAGGAGATAAGACACGAACAGCCGAAAGGCGAAAAACAGTGAGAATCATGCGGAAAATATATGTTTTTGCAGAAGACGAAGACGGTAATGCTTTTTATTCTCAAGTTGATGATAGAGAAGATGTTGCCACGCTTATCGCCACATTGGTGTCTCAGTATAAGCCTTTTGTCCAAATCGAATCTGTCGGGCCTATCAACATTAAATTGAAACGTAACGATCAAAAACAGGGAGAATGAAAGGGAAAATAACTATTTCAGGGAAGGTTTACGAATGCGAGGTTCGCAATGGGGTAAGGTACGTCGATGGAAAGACTGTACCAGAATTTGCGAAGACTTTATCGCCTTCCGAATTAATGGACCTCGCAATCGTCGGAGCAATGGCGGTTGACGCAGAAAAGGAAGGTCGATTTATCCCGGCGCAAGAGATACTCAAGGGGATTCAGAAATCTAAAACCGATAACTAACAAAAATTGTAAATCATGCGAGAGATACTTTTCAGAGGCAAGAGCCTCGACAATGGGAAATGGGAGAGCGGATACCTACTCGAAAATCAAGGTCGGACCTTCCTTTACCAAGCAACGAACGATAACGGCCGCATCGCCGTCGCTGCGGCAGAAGTCGATCCGGCCACCGTCGGCCAGTACACGGGGCTGAAAGACAAGAACGGAGAGAAGATTTTCGAGGGGGACATTGTAAAATGGGATGACCAGTCAAATGGTAGATATTGGCGATTTGCTGTTGTGAGAATTGATCCGGATATTCAATTCGATTGCTCTCCGATTGATTGTATCAATGGCGTGTTCAATTCAGGTAGATATAATTTCAGATACGCATGTTTCGCATATAAAGATACGGATAACTATTTATATGTCATCGGCAACATCCATGATAATGCGGACCTGATAAAATAGACGAAACGAACAAGAACGGTTATCGCTGTTATACAGAAAATAACACTTATACAACTATGAACGAGAACACAGCAAAGAAATGCACTGTATGCGGAAACTATTTCACAATGGATAATTTCCGACGTACTCCCTTATCCGCTGACGGTTACGCTAATATATGCAAGGCGTGTGCCCGCAAAAGGCGGATTCAGAAGAAGTCACATATTGCCGATTTAAAGGGGGGTAACCCCGATTTGGCTCAATTCAAACCGCGTGAACTTATAGAAGAGTTGAGATTTCGCGGTTATCATGGAGAACTGAAATTGACGCAAACGATAAAAGTTTAACAATGAAAAAGATGATGTTTAACGACCGGTACGGCCTGACACAGGCGGTTATCAGCGGTCGAAAGACGGTGACAAGGCGGATTATTGATCCGCAGGGTAAGTACGAAGAACTACGGTGGTGGCAGCCATGTCTTGAGTTTGAAGAATGTATGTATGGCTATACCGAGAATGGAGGTTGGGAGGTAATTGAACCAAGATACAATGTTGGGGAGATCGTGGCCGTGGCGCAGTGTTATATGGACCTCGGTTATTCCGGCACTGCATTGGACAGAGACCCTAAAGACATAATGAATGTCCGAGGCACTTTGAAGCAGTCCGCCGGTTGGAACAATAAGATGTTCGTTCGGGCCGAGGCATGCAAGCACCAAATCCAGATTACCGACATTCGGATTGAGCGGTTACAGGATATTTCGGAGGAGGATTGCATG